TTATTATCCAGATGCTCCTGTTGCCACTTCAACTCCAAGGACCTTTTTTGTTTGTATAGGTCTTGTATCATCGATAACCTCTTCATAAGTTATTCTATTTAATCCCGAATGATAACTATCTCCAAGATATTCCCATTTTATACCTTTTTCTCCGAGTTTGTCAAGTATAGCTTTTTCTACAGATTCAACTGAATCTTGTTCATGCTCAATGTTAAATTTAGCATGGTAATTATAAGCCCAGATGTTGATGGAAGTTTTTTTCATAATTATGTCTTTCTAAAGTTGAATTGCGGCGGAACTATGTCCCGCCACAAAAATATCTTATTATGCTCCCGGTGATCCGAAAATACCTCTCCAGTCAGAGAATCCAAAAGAATATCTCTCTCTAGCTTTGTATCTTACGTTACCAGTTTCAAAGTCGCCTTCCATAGCTGTTTTCATCGGTGATCTAACGAAGTGTTTTAAACCGTTAGGCACGTCTGTTTTAATGAAAAACGCATTTGTATCAGTTAAGTAATGATTTACAGCATAACCCTGTGGAATCATTCCCATAGATACAACAGCATTGATATCATTATCAGCAGTTGCAACTCTTTGAGTAGATTTCATTAATCTCTCCGCTGTAAATTGAAGCGCAGAAGGAATAATTAATTTCATTCCTTTAGCTGCAATTTTAAGACCTCTTTCGTCAGTCATTGCAGCGATGTCGATTAAAGACTGCTCCAATGAAGTTTCGTTAAGGTCAGCAGGAGTAGTTAACTCATTCTGCTCTGTACCAGAAACGATAGGGTGATCAGTAGCACAAAGCTCTTTACCATCTCCACCATTTGCTGTTCCAAACGCATTGTTTAACACATTAGCTGCTTTCACTTGTTTAGTGTTAGCCATTGATCTCGCTAAAGCTTTTGTATATCTAGACGCTAGTCTATCGTACAAGTTGTCTTCAATCGCTTCTTCAGTGATTGAGAACGCTAAAGCAAGCGTTTCATGTGTGTAACGAGAAGTGAAAGTTTCTTGCGCTGCATCGTAGTTAACGCTTGAACCTTCAGGTTTAACTGAAGCATTTGCGAAACCAGATAACATTACTTCTTCTTCAAAAGCTCTGTCACTGTTTTCAGTGTCAAATATTTCAGTATGCTCGTTAGCATAGTTTTTGTATTCCAAGCCGAACAGTGCGTTCAAACCAGGCTCTAACTCTTTTACGAGTTGTGATCTTGATATTGCCATAATTTAATCTCCTATTAAGCTAGTGCTGTTGTTAATGTAAACACATGTTCAGCAGTGTTGAACTTAACGTATGCGTTAGCATTCGCTGAAGCTACATCACTGTTGCTTGGATCTTTAGATATTCCTATCTGTTTGAACCCACCACTAGTTGCAAGTGATGATGTGTCTATTTCTGATGTTGATTGACCGTTAACAGTAGATCCTGCTACTCCTGCAAAGTCAAAGCCACCATGGTTCATTGCTGCTGTTCCAGTACCACTATGTTGTACTTCAAAAATGATATTTGGATCTGCATAAACAGTAGCCACTATATCAGCTGCTGCTGTGCTAGCTGGATAGTAAGCTTTCCATGTTGGTTTGCTTGATGTAGGGTCAGTATAAAACACACCACCGAAAACACCCAATTGTTGGACGTCTCCAGCTGCGGCTGCTTCAATACCACCTGCTGTTACTGCTTCAACTACTTGACCAGTGTAAATTGCTGTTCCGTAGTTGTTTGCGATAGCATATTCTTCTGCTTGAATATTACCGCTCATGTGCCTTACGGGTTTAAAACCGAAAGCTGCATCTTGATTTGCCATATTATTATCTCCTTTTGTACCTGTCCTTACGGACCTCCAGTACGATTAGTTTAATTCGTTGGTAAAAAGGATTAAAAATTATTAATCTTTTTTGGTACCACCGAAGGTTACACGGGATTGTCTATCTACGTCGATAGGCATTCCTGGATGTTGTTCCCTTAAAAGGTCATTATTGATCGCTTCGTCTTTTTCTTTTGTAAGGTTATTAAAATACTCCTTACGCGATTTAACTAACTCTAAAGATATCCTAGCCAACAATAGGCCGCCAACTCCGATCACTCCCTTGTATTTTCCATCGTTAATAGCTGGATAATCTGTTTCAGGAAATTCATCAGCTCTCACTAATTCGTAACCTGATCTTAACATTGCTGACATGTTTTTTGTATCGTCAAAACCCATTGATTCAGCTCTTATCCATCTATGATGGTACCCGTCTGGTGCAGGGGGTGCGTCTAAAGATGATGGTGGAGTCCAAACTTGTTTTTTTGCTTCTTTAACTCTAGTCTGACTCGCACGGGAAGTTTTAATTGTATCTGTACTCATATGCTTATGCCTCCTTCGTGATTTTTAATTGTTTCGCATACTCTTCTAATGGCACACCTAATTTTTTAGCAATTGCTACCTGTGATGATGTGAGTCTCACAGTTTGGCGACCAGGTTTGACACTTCGCGTTGCTGACGCTACTGTTTGTGTCGGTTTGGTCGTTCCTTCCGATAGTTCTTTTCTACCAAATTTATGGGGGAAGTCAAGCTTCATTCGCTTGTCTATCTCAGTATAATATTCGTCAGAATGTGGATCGAAACCTTCTTGTTTAGTTAACTTGTCATGTAAGTCAAATGCTGTGTAAGTCATAGCATTATCTTTACCAAACCATTGATTTCTATCAGCCCATTCTTCTGCTTTTGGATCAGCAGGAGGTGTTTGGACGGCTTGATCTAATGTAGGTGTGTTAACTGGTGTTTGTCTTGATTCTTGTTGATATCTATTTTTTAAAGTATTAACTTTAGATTCTTCAATACCAAGTTTACCAATATCTCTTTGTGCTTCAACTTCTGCATCAATATCTCCAGCTTCTCTTGCTCTTAAAAGTTTTGCTTTAGCTGCTTCTAAACCAGTTTTTAATTTGCCTTCCATAGCATTAACATAACCTGGTTCTAACCTAGATACTTTTGTTTTTAATTGTTGCAATTCAGCTTGACCACCTTTAGCAAATTCTAAAGCAGCTTCTTTTTGTCTTTCCGCTTCACGCCATTTCTTAGTCAGTTTTGCAATTCTTTTTTGAACGCCTTCGCTGTATTCTTCTAATTCTTCTTTAGGTTCTTCTGTTTTAGTTTCAACTTTAGGTTCTTCTGTTTTAGTTTCTTCAACTTTAGTTTCTTCTACAACAGGTTCTTCAACTTTAGTTTCTTCTTCAACTTCTGTTACCTTACTTTCCTCTAATTCAACATCTGCACCGGGTCCCGATGTATCAATATCGACTAGATCGTGTTTGTTGTCTTCTGGCATAGTTTATCTCCTTCTATGTTATATATTATGCAATACAGATTCTGGATCTTTAATTTTTCCCAAAACCTCATCGTCGTTTAGTAAACGGACTTCGCCGCCATCAATTGGTAATCTTGATCCTGCATATCTTGCAAAAATCACCCAATCACCTTTTTTACACCAAGGGCCTGTAGGGAATTTATCTTTATCATAGTAAGCCAATGGACCAACTTTTAAAACATAACCACAGTTTGTAGCTATCCTTAATTTCTCCAATGATTCTTGTGCTATGATTATTCCACCTTTAGTTTTCTCTTTCGGTGTGAAAGGTAAAACTAAAAGTCTCCAGCCGCTAGGCTCGGGTAGCTGGTCTTTTACGTCTTGTATGTTTTCTGGATTTAAAGGTTCTTTTTCACCTATAGATTCTTTTTCGTATTTTTCAGAAAGTGCGTTCCTATGTTTTGGAACTTCCTTTGCTGATGTCGATAACGTTTCCTTGCTCATCTTTTTGCTCCTTTTGTTCTAGCAGGTTAGAGATTTCCTGTAGTATGTATTGATATGTATTCGCTTGTCCTAACATATACTTGTATTTTTCCATGTTGTCAACACCACCACTAATCATGGCATCACCAACTCTTTGTAGATTTTCTCTCATTATTTTTTGTAGTTTTGCTACAACGACTAACGGGTCCATCATATTAACATTTCCACTTTCTAAGTGACTTAGATAATCTATCATCACCTGTATTATTGCTTGGTTTTTGTCTCTTTCTCATTCCACGCATTCTAGCGCAAAACGACTTTTTTCTTGCTCCACCTTCTGGTTGAGGTGCTTTTAAATCAGAACCGGGATTAGCTGCTTCATAAGACTTACGTCCTTTTTCATTTAATCCACCAGACTCAGATTTACCTTCAGATCTAGTCCACGCAGGAGAACCACCTCTTTTAAGAAGTATTCTACTCATGCCTCTAGATTTTAACATTATACCTTCTTAGCTGTTTTTGCTGCGTCTTTAAAATTTTTAGATGTAGGTGCACCTTTAGTTCCAACTTTTCTCATCTTCTCACCTGAACCAGCTGCAATTCTAGCTTTTTTCTTGTGAATGTTTTCGTAAAGTCCGCCACCCATAGATTTTTTTACTCTCAATGCTTTAAAATCGTCTCCTGTAATTTTATCTGGTGGTGGTGCAGCTTTTGCTATTGTTTTTTGTCCACCAACTAACTCACCGTTGCTGTACATTGCTCTTTTACTTCTTCCTTTTATTTCTTTTCCTGGCATTATTTTTTTCCTCCGTTTTTAAATATTTGTGTTCCCTTTATACCATAAATAGATGCTACAACAAGTATCCAAAGATTAGTAAACCATTTAGGTAGCTCTGAAAACATCTCAAAAAATAGCTTTACTTTGTCCATTGCTGTTGGATCGTCACTTACGACTGCCCAGGCCAAAATTGCTATCGGCAAACTTAGAATTATTAAAACTGCCTCGTCCTTCCAATCTGATTGACGGGCTTCTAATAATTTTCCCTGGTAAGCTTCTTTACCTTCAGCCATTCTAGATGCATGCATTAA